CCTGCATCGGCGTTTTCCGCGAGATATGAACATTCAATTTGTTCATTGCCATTCCCGGCAAAATCGCGGTTTAGGGAGCGTCGTAGCGGGGTACCTCCGGTACCGCGGACCCTCACCAGGTTCGCAGAGTTCGGTAGCGGCATTGAAAAAGTCGTATATAATTCGAACTGTGGGGAAGTAAAGAGCGCTTTGCTTGAGAGAGTTTTCTTTGTGCAGACTGCGGGGGTTTTTCACCCCCCGTATAAGCCAGAAAAGGGCGCCATTATGAAAATATTTGGCAAACTTGCCCAGAGGTTGAAGAGGTGGAGTGTAGGCATAGTTGTTGCGTCTCATAGCCAGTTTCTTGATCGGTATACCGGTTCGAAACTGAGGACGTATCAACGTGCGAGTGACACACTCCTCGTTAAACCACTGGGGAAAACAGACTTCATTGTGAAGGGATTCATTAAGGATGAGAAAATGGCTCCCGGCAAAGTGCCGAGACTGATTAGACCGATGCACCCGAGGACCAACCTTGAGTTGGGGTGTTATATCTATCGTCTGGAGAAGTGCATATACGGCCTGTTAAACAGGCTGATGCGGCAGCGTGGTGGCACTAGGGTTAGTGTCGCCAAGGGGCTAAATTGCGTGGACATGGGTGGGCTGGCGGCTAGGAAACACGCCCGCTTTGTCCGTTGTGTGGTCCTCATCTTAGACTGTGAACGATTTGACCAGCATTGTAGTATTGAAATACTTCAGTGGGCTCGTTCACTTGTGGTCGACTGCGGCCATCTCTCCGGAGATGACCGTCGGAAGTTAACCACACTCCTTGACGCGCAGTTAAGGACCGTGTTATGGTCCAACTGCGTTGATGGAGAGATAAAGGTGAATGTGGAGGGAACTTTGAATTCCGGTGTTATGAACACGAGTCTCTACGGAGTCTTGATAACGTTCTTCCTGGTTTTCTCGTTCGCCGACGAAAGATTTGCGAAGTTTGACATACTTTGTGCCGGCGACGATACTAACTTATTCGTCGAGGCTGAGAATGCAGAATTCGCGATAACGCACATACAACAACACGCTAAACAGCTTGGTTTTAAGCTAAAAATTGAGTAAGTTGCAACGGAATTGGAAGAGATGACCTTTTGCCGGATGCGTCCCGTTTACAACGGGAGTTTTTGGAGGATGGTGAGGTCCCCTGTTGATGCGATATCACGGGACATGCTCACAACCAAGAAGCTACACAACAAACTCGATTATGACACGTTACGAGGGTCGATAGCAGACTGCGGAATGGCTATAGCTGGTGATCTCCCGGTTTTTGGGGAGTTTTACCGTATGCTTGGTCGTGACTGCGGAAAGCGCCGAGAGGACAAGGACCGGTCCATGAGCGGCATGAAGTATATGGCGCTAGGCTTAGAGTCACAGGTAGGGCCTGTGACTCAAGCTAGTAGATTTTCTTTCTGGAAGGCATTTGGGATAACTCCACAACTGCAAGTATCCATAGAGAGTGAATACGCCAAATTATCACCCAGTTTCACTAACCACTGCGATAATCGGTACTTACACCGATTTTTCACAAACACCACATTTTCGTAAACATGCGTAACAACGACAACAACAACATTAACGATACAAGAATTACACAAGCCACGGAAGGAGCCGATGACTTCCTCAACCTTATGGTTGACCAGCGAAGTCCGGCGTCCGTCCCCCCCAACTCAAGATTTGTGCAGCTCGTGCCCCTCAAGCTCAGGACCGACTACACAATTCGCACAAACAACGACGGCCACGCATACGTGCTGGTCGCCGACACCATTACCAACCACTATGGTACCCACCCCTTTGTCGCTACAGCGAAGACGTTATCTAACGTCGGACTGTCGCGTGAAATCCACCCCCTCTCGGCGAGCTTTGCCAGCTCGTTCGAGAGCTACGTTGTACTCGGGTACAGCCTGCACCTCCAATACATCGGCCCAAACGACACCGCAGCTGGTTATACCAACGTGTGCGTCGGCGAATATAACGCAATTACACTGCGGTCATTCGGCGACGGCACAAGTTACGCGGCCACAGCCAGCTGGAATGCATTCGACATCGATGATGTCAGTACCTGGGCTCACACAACAGCGTATGGCAGCGACGACGACATTCATGTCAACGTCGCCAGCGATCGATCTCGATGGGACACTTTCATGTCCGCCGCCGATGGGGATAACTCCCTGGAGGTCGTCGAGGCCGCTGGAAGCATCATCACCGGAACAGTCATCACTGTTCAGGGAATGCCGATCGACACGGATGTCTATCGCGTCACGATGGAGCTTAACGTTGCCGGAGTGCCTAAACAGGCTTCCCTTCATGCAGGGGCAGCCAAGTATTCACTGCCTGACTCATTGTCTGGCGACATCGGATCAACGGCAGGTGCCGTTGCCACAGGCTCAGCCAACACTTACCACGGACGAAGACTCGGTCTTTCGGATACACTATCGCAACTAGTGTCTCCAAGGACTTTCAGTCGTGGTGCAGATGTGCTCCGTATGGTTCGGAAGCACTACAGGAAGATCTTACATCCTGTGTTGAATGAAGTCTCTCGGATGGGTATACCATTGGTGAGTGGTATTGCTCGCGGCGCTATGAAAATTGGCGACGTGATTGTGCAGATAGGTGACCGCCCCACAGCGCGGTCACTCTTCAATGTTGCTTCATCTATGCTTACCAAGAGCCAAAAGAAGAAGTTAGCGGCCGCGAAACAATTCGCAGCTGGCTTGTGAACTCTTGTTGTATACAATAACGCACACACATATTAGTGACTATAGCACAAAACTTACATAAATAGTCACATCCACACACACACAAACACACACATGGCCAAGAGATGGCTCAAAACCGGTAACGACAATCGCAACAAACGTATTTCATCATGTCAAGTTAACACACTCTCACACGTTGACGATTATACCAAACACAAAATAACACAGCAGTTACATCTCAAGCCACCCCACAACACACCACTTCCTCCGTGGAGCTGACACAGTTCTTTCTTATCCGAAAGATAATCAGTGCCCACCACCCCGCGTAAGGTTAACAAAATGCTCTTTTCAGAGCTGGGGGTTAGCTTTACGCACAAACCTAAATACAAAC